CATCTATCCCACCTCATTTTCATAATGAATCTAATCTGAGTTTTGTTTATTATCTGAAGACGGACTCTACGTCTGATAAGTTCTGTCTTCAACAGGAGAAGAATAAAAATGAAAGTGTTGGTGGATTGTTTGAAGTATCTGATACTAACAATACTCTAATGTCATTTAATAGGTATAATTGTAACTTCTATACAATCACCCCACATGAGGGGACAACAGTTATTTTTCCTAGTAATATAACTCACTTTACTCAAAAAAGTGATGTGAGAGATAATGAAAGAATTGTAATTGCAGGTGATGTGAGAGTCACTCTTAAAGAAGAATATTACAACCATCATCAAGGTTCTACTCATCCAAATCAGTGGAAACAGATCTAAATAACAAAATAGTAGTTTTATAATATGTCCACATTATCCACAACAGGACAATTTGTTGTCACTGGTCTTTCGTCTGAAAAATCCAGTAGAGATGAAGAGAATGATGTATTTCAATATCCTGTTGGTATTGCATCAACAGCAGTAAATGAATATCAGTTAGTATCAAAAGAACTTGATCTAGAAGTTCTCCAAAATATTTCTAGTCAAATACAGATAATTAATGACAAAAAACAAGAAGCAATTGGTTTAGGTAATTCTGCATTGGGTTTATTTAAACCAGGAGTATTTCCCCCAATTTGTAGTTTTTATGATAGTACGGGAGGTTTGGATAATGATATTAGTTCAGGAAATGGTGTAGATAAAGCTGTTACACCAACACCGGGCACTGGTGGTACATCAACTCCTGCAGTTGCATATTCGGTTGTAAGGACAGATGCTGTTAGGATAAGAAAATATCCATACTTGGAATCTAGAGTTTCTCCTAATGATAATGCATTGGAGGATATGAAATTTCCTATATTGACTAACGCTAATGCAGGTCAAGGAGAAGAAGATATCTGGGTTAAAAATTCAATTTATACTGACCCTGATGTAGGATTAAATTATTATATAAGAGATGATGAAGGTAACTGGTCTGTCAATGAATTTGAAGGAGAGGAGGGTGATATATTAGGTAAATTCTATCAAATAAATTCATCAGGAGGAATATCGACTAACACATATAAAATTGATGGATCAGTGTCTCTAGGAAATGTTTTTATACCTAGTGAATTATATTCAGGAAGTTTAGAGTCATTTTTTGTAGGAGTTCAGACTGGATGTTCATGGACTGGAGTTAGTACAACATCCAGTACAGCATCAGTAGAATGGAATGCTGACACTGGACAATTAACTCCTGTATTCGGTCTTATCTCACCTGGAGCTGGAGCATTAACTGTTCCTGTTGGTGCCGTTTGTTCTGACCTCGCAACAAAACAACAACAATTGTTGGATGAGATTGATTCTACTAGAGTTGGAATTGCAACTTGGTTTGTATCAGTAAATACTACAAAACAAAGAAAACATGGGTCACAACTACAACTCTGGTCTGCAGAAAGAGTAAAAATCAGAAACCAAGAAGAAACTGAGGGTCTTAATGATTCTCCAAGAGATATTGAAACAACAATACCATCTGTTGAGGCGGTAGATTCTGAACTACCGACAAATAATAACACTGCAGATTCAGGTAATCTTACTGCAGATAACACACTTATTACTGCGGATAGTAAGTAATAAATAACCCTACGGAGATAACAAATCATGGCAAAACAATTAGTTAATTTGGGTTCTGTTCCTAATGATGGAACAGGTGATCCACTGAGAACATCATTTGATAAGACTAACGATAATTTTAACGAGATCTACACAACTTTTGGTGATGGTACTACCCTTGGTGTTGGCACCGCGACCTATGCAGGTGTTGCTGGTATTGCAACAGTCGCACAGGGTATCATTGGGTCACCTAACCTGAACGTTGGTATCGTAACTGCCAATGGATTTATTAGTGCTGCATCATCAACACCCGTCACAATCACCCATACAGGCGGCGTATTGACCTTTACAGTGTCTGGTATTGGTTCTACAAGTCTGACACTCTCATAAGTGTCAGAGGACCCTTGACAGGTGATCCTGAACCTCCTATACTGAGAGAGTCCTGACCAATCTCATGGAATACAATAAAAAAGACTTTCTTGTTGAAAACGAAAACGATGAATACATTGTTGATTGTGTCATTGACATAATGATGCGTAAATTTACTCTTATTTCTAATGAGGGTAATACGCTGTCTTCTAATTGTGAAACAGTAGAAGAATTTATGAATGTATTAGAGACAATTAGGTCAGTGTTACCAGAGAAAATCATTAACTATGTTCAACCTACATGAATAGGTATTCTTTTAACTTCTATCAACAAATTCTGGAGTGTTACGAGTATGAGACCAGAAACCCGTCAGTCTATGGAAATGTTGTTTGCTGCCAAATGGAATCTTCCCAAGGCAGCAAAGAACGCCAACTTAACAGAAAAAGAGATGAAGATCACCTTCAATGAGTATTGTGTTTTTCATCCACCAACTTGGAAGGGAGAATGAGTCAATTATTTGTGGTTGATATTGGTGAGGATAGATGTGTTACTCATGATGGACACGTTCAGATGGGTATCTTCAATCATTCTGTAGAGAAACATCTTGAACTATGTCCCGAACAAGAATGGCAAGTAACATATTGGATACCTGATCCATTAGGGTTGAGATACAAAAGAATTAACTTTCAACATACTATGAAGGCAAATGAAGGTTCTGCTAGAACTGATAACGCTGGTGATAGTCGTCCAAGAGACTTTCCTGACCAAGCAACAAATAGATTAGAGAGAACATTATAAAGATTCCTATATAAAATAAAGGGGTCGGATGAATATACAACTTTGGTACTCTGAACCTATGAGAGAATGGAGATGGTCCCTCGTATCTGATATAGATTCAAATGACCAACATTCTGGTGGACAGGAAGACTTACGAGATGCAATGAATGATGTGGCAAATACTGTAGAATATTTACTTGACACAGATATGAATCCGTAATATAATATAAGTTCCTTCCGTGTGAATTAGTGCCACTCTGTGGTAATCAACCATCCAGTATTCTGGGTGGTTTTTTTATGTAATAAATATCTAATAATAGATATGTCGTGCAAGAAAAATGCCTTTAAGCAGACTTGACAATTTCTTAAAGAACGTAAAAGGAAATATTTTGTATGTTGATCCAAGTAATTTGGATGCAACAGATGGTATTGAGAACCAAGGGAACTCCTTTGCTCGACCATTTAGAACTCTACAAAGAGCATTGATTGAAGCCTCTAGATTTTCTTATCAGAGAGGTCTTGATAACGATAGATTTGAGAAAACTTCAATCTATCTGTTCCCTGGTACACATTATATTGACAATAGACCTGGTTGGATTCCAACAGGGTCAGGTACTTATTTGTTGAGAAGTGGTGTTAATTCGAATGATTTCCAGTCATTCAGTAATACATCAAACTTTGATATTGCAGATGGTAACAATATTCTTTACAAACTGAATAGTATTCATGGTGGAATTATTATCCCCAGAGGTGTGTCCATTATTGGTCAGGACTTAAGAAAGACTGTTATCAGACCAATCTATGTTCCTAATCCAGAAAATAATTTAATCGAAAGATCCGCAATCTTCAGATTGACTGGTGGATGTTACATGTTCCAGTTTACCTTGAAGGATGCAGATACACAGAGACCCGCATATAAAGATTACAGTCCTTCTACATTTAAACCAACATTCTCTCACCATAAACTTACCTGTTTTGAATATGCAGATGGTAAGAACAATGTAAACATTAATGATGATTTCATTAACTATGTTACAGATCGTACTGATCTAGACATGTATTATGAAAAGATTGGCATTGCATATGGTTCTGCAAGTGGAAGAGAAATTGAACCTGATTATCCAAATGCAGGTGTAGATATTCAACCCAAGATTGATGAGTACCGTATTGTTGGACCAGTATCTGGTTCAGTCGGTATCAGTAGTATCAAGGCTGGTGATGGTGTAACATCCTCTGTAGATGTTAATGTTAGACTTTCTAGTGGTATTTTTGGTCTAAATGTTGATACTAATGTTATTATCAACAATGTAACCGATACAAGATATAATGGTACATACCTTGTCAACCAAGTGTTGGATACTGATGCAGATGGTGTTACAGAGTTTACATATGAACTTCCAGTACCTCCCGCCAATGCACTACCAAATCCTCTAGGTTCTTCTGTAGAACTTTCTTCTGATACTGTAACCAGTGCATCCCCATACATCTTCAATGTTTCTGAGAGATCTGTTTATGGCATGTGTGGCATGCACGCCGATGGCAGTAAGGCGGATGGATTCAAATCAATGGTTGTTGCACAATTCACTGGAATTGGGCTTCAAGTTGATGATAGAGCTTTTGTAAAGTATAATACTACGAGTGGTTCATTTGATGACTCCAATGTAATTGCTAATTTACATACAGATATTGATGCAGTATATAAACCCGAATATGCAAGTTACCATATCAAGGCATCGAACAATTCTTTGATTCAGTTGGTTTCTATTTTTGCTATTGGTTATGCAGAACAATTCCTAACAGAATCTGGTGGTGACTTTTCAGTTACCAACTCTAACTCAAACTTCGGTCAATCTGCACTTATCTCTAGAGGTTATAGAGATTTGGCATTTGCTCAAGATGATGTTGGATATATCACACAAATCATTCCACCACAATCACTGAAACCACAATTTACTACGATTGAATATCCTTCAATTGATATCACAAAAACTGTAGGTGTTGCAGATACAAGTAGAATGTATCTCTATAATTATACTAATCAGGATGTACTACCACCAAGTACAGTTAATGGTTATAGATTTGGTGCAAACAATAACGAGACATTGAATGTTGTTATTCCAGTAGGAGGACAGACTGAAGTCTTTAGGGCAAAGGTCGTCATGGACGACACTGTATATGCAACAAAGAAAATAACTGGAAGAAAACTTGCAAGAGTTGGTAGAAATGTTTCTACTGGCAATAGTATTACAAACTCTACTTTAATGTTCACTGAAGACCATCAGTTTAAACAGGGTGAGACTGTAAGAACCATTTCAAATGATGGAAGACTTCCTGATGGTCTTGAGAGTAATAGAGTTTATTTTGCTGTTGTTGATGGTTTACCCTCAAATCAAATACAATTGGCACAATCATTCAATGATTCTTTGACTGGTAATAAGGTTGGTATTAACAATCTTGGTGATACGATTATTGTAGAGAGTAGAGTTAGTGATAAAGATCCTGGTGATGTAGGACACCCTGTTCAATACGATGTTGATGAATCACAATGGTATGTGAATGTATCATCTGCATCAACAGAGAACAATTTGTTCTCTAAACTAAATGGTGGTGGACTTGGAAATATTACTTCTAGAACATATATCATTAGAAAGAAAGATTCTAGACAATCTGATGATAGAATTCATCAATTGAGATTTGTTATTCCTGCAAACACTGGAATATCTTCTGCAAGACAACCACTGGACGGGTTTATCCTTCAAGAATCGAGTGATGTTACTGGAGCAACTAATGCAGAAGTTGCATTGGAGTTTAATCCAGGTTCTGTGACAATGAGTAATGACTCCCAGATGAGAAACTTTAGTTTCATCTCGGGTGTTGATTATAGAGCAGGAATTACATACTATTCGACAGAACAACCACATAGACTTTCTATTGGTTCTACTGTTGTTATTAATAATGTAAGAAGTACTTTGTTCCCAACAGTTGGTGCAGGTAACTCTGGTTATAATGGTACATATGAAGTTACAGGAATTACAAGTGCAAAAACCTTCACGGTAAACTCTATTCCTCTTTCTGCAGGCACATTTATTAATGATACATCCCAGAGAACTACTGCTCTTCCAACTTTCTCTAGAAGAAACTTTGAAAAAGATTTCTATGTTTACGATGTACAAACTATTAATGAGTATATCAATGGAGAACAAGATGGTGTTTATCACCTGTCGATAATCAATTCTGCAAATGAACCAAAGGTTTCCCCATTCAACAATGATGGTTATGCTTTCTCACAACCAGTCACTAATTATTATCCACAGTTAGATAGAGATAACCCTGTAACTGAGGCCCCATCAGCTGCATGTTATGCACTTTCTAATAATATCGGTGAAGTTGTAATTAATGACCCCAAGAATAGTATCACTGGGGAAACATTGGAAGAAATGTTCCAACAAGTTGGTGTTGCAATTACTGGAATTATTTCAAATAATGTGGGAACTGCATATACAATCTTTACCCAATATGACCATGGATTGAATAGAATTACTGTTCCGACTATCAACAATCCTGGTGCAGGGTATGGTGATGGTACAAATGCAATTCAGTATTACTATAACGCAAAACTTCAAAACATCACAAGTGGATCAATTGGTGATTTTGGTACTGCATTAGTCACCATTGATGGTACATCTGCTGGTGAGATTATTGATGTTCAGATTATGGATGGTGGTTCAGCATTTGCTGCTGGTGATGACTTCCGAGTCGTTGGTATTGCAACAACAACTGGATTCAGTGCAGCCACTGGTAGTGTTAATAAAATTTATGATAATAGAGGAGACACTCTTACACTAACAGGTATTAATGATTATGATGGTAGAAGTTATAATCAATTCTATAGAATTTCCGCAATTTCAGGCACTAATCAGATTGAAGTAACTCCAGTCCTAGGTTCTCCTGGTATTACAACATTGGGTCTTGGTCCAGATAAAGTATTAGGTGGTGGTTTCTCTATTATTGGACCGTCGTTCGATAGTGAAAGTTTTGAGTACAACAAAGATGTCGGTATTGCGACCATAACGACAAAACTGAATAATAACTTTAGAGTTAATAATTCTGTGATTGTAAGTGGTGCAGGTCAAACATTCTACAATGGTTCGTTTGTTTGTATCGATAAAATTGGACTGACTACGGTAGTTCTCGATGTAGGTATCAATACAGTTACTCCAGCAATTAATGGTAATATTCAACTATTCCCATCTGGTTCTTCTGGAAACTTTGGTGACTTAATTGCAAGAAACGGAAGACTGTCTGGTAGAGAAAGTCAAATCTATGCAGGTATCTCGACCACACTTAATTCTGCAATTACTAGTAAAACAACTGACACCATCAATGTCAATAACATGACTGATTATAACTTCAGAATTGGTGATTTTGTTAGAGTTAATGATGAGTTGATGAGAATTAAAACTACTGTGAGTAGAGTAGGTGGAACTACACAACTTAAGGTGTTTAGAGGTGTATATGGTTCTATTGCAAATACTCATGTGGTAGGTTCAGTTATTACTCGGGTTAAGTTCTTCCCGGTTGAATTTAGAAGAAACTCAATCATCAGGGCATCTGGACATACCTTCGAATATATTGGTTACGGTCCTGGTAACTACTCGACTGCATTCCCCGATAAACAGACAAAGAGACTTACATTATCTCAACAGATTAATGCACAATCACAAACAATTGCCGGTGGTGTTGTCAACTACACTGGTATGAATGATAGAGGTGACTTCTTCATTGGTAACAAGAGAATTGCTTCTAATACTGGTAGAGAACAAGTATTTGATACTCCGGTTCAAACCTATACTGGTGAAGACCCTTATTCAAGTGGTATTTCTGATGATGTATCTGACTTCAATTATATTGAGGCTTCTATCGTTAAAATTGAAAGAAATATACTAGTTGATGGTGGTGACAAAGGTAATATTCTTTCTCAGTTCAATGGACCTGTAGAATTTACTAAAAAAGTTATCAGTACATCAGATGAAGGGTTTGAAACTAATAGTGTCTTTATTCAAGGTAATGCCCAAGTTTCAAGAAAGTTGACTGTAGGTATATCCATACCAACAGAGGCTGGTACTCCTGGTGATATCGTCTTCAACGCAAATCCAGAGAACAGTGGAACAGTTGGTTGGGTCTACACAACAAACAATCAGTGGAGAACCTTCGGAGTTATCAGTTGATAAATAAAAATAATAATTCCTGATTAGCAAGATAAATGGCAGTAGATAAGGATTTTGTCATAAGAAATGGCATTCAAGTCAATGAAAATTTAATCTATGCTGATGCCGATAGTGACAAAATTGGTATTGGAACTACAACACCGGACAAGAAACTTGTAATTATTGGTGATACTGAAGTCAGTAAACAACTAGCTGTTGGTACTACTATTAGTGCACAAAGACTTGTAACTACTGGTGTATCTACATCTAATATTGGTCTTGATGTAGGTGTTGGTGGGACAGCATTTACGAGTTCTACTCTTACCAAAAAAATTGGTATAAATTCTGCAATCCCTGCATATACTCTCGATGTTATCGGACCAGTTTCGATTGGTCAGACTGCAGAGTATGTTTATGGTGACCTGACAGTTACTGGTAATATCAAAGGAACATCTTTGTCAGGTCAAATTTCTGCTGGTGGAACAGTTGGGTTTACGAATGTAACTGTAGAAAAGAATTTAATTTCGAATGATGCTGAAATATTCACCAAGTTTACATTAGAAGAAGTTAATAGTGATACGTTTAGATTTTTAACTGCAGGTGACCCTCCTGGTATTGGTTTTACACAAAATACTGATGACCCGGAACTTTATTTGTTGCGAGGTAAAAAATACGAATTCCATGTAGATTCTGGTGGTTTCCCATTCTATATTAAGACTGCACCTACTGCAGACTTGAATAATATCTACAATAATGGTGTAGATGGTAATGGTACTCAGGTTGGTATTCTGACTATCAGAGTTCCATTCGATGCACCGAATAGACTTTTCTACCAAGCATCTAATGTTGCTGGTATGGGTGCAACAATATATCTACAGAATAATGGTAAACAGATTGATGTTGGTGTAGCAACAGTTAGACAAAGATTAGATAGTGATGGTTATGCAGATTTTGAGAACATCTATGTATCGGGTATCGGTACAATCAATAACATCAAGAGTAATAACTACAGTGTAAGTGCTGGTATTGTTACAGTAAGACAGGACCAAACAGCATTCATTGGTGTTTCTACTGGTGCGGATAGAGTTAGTGTTCAGACTACAAGTAGTAGTGCTACACATCAGGTTTCTTTTGTAAACAATGTAGGTCTGGGTTCAAACTACCCACTTCACTTAATTGACTCCGATGTTAATCAACTAACCTATGTTCCTTCTACAAATGTACTATCTTGTACTAGATTTGTAGGTAATGTATCTGGTATTGCTACTGGTGCTGATAATATCAATGTAGATAAGATAAACACTAACACTGATTATCAGGTCATCTTCAGTGAGCAAGGTGCAACTGATTATAAGAGGATGTATATCGATACTGATAGTAGTCATCTAACATATAATCCATCTACAGAAACTCTTACTGTTGAAAATATCATTGGTAATCTCTTTGGTATTGCAACAAATGCAAACTTTATCAATGTAGATACCAATACACAGAACACCAACCATCAAGTATTATTCAGTGCTAATCAAGGTGGTGGATTCCAAAGACCTTATATTGATTCTCAAAGTAATGAACTGACATATAACCCATCAACAAATACATTCTCTGTTTCAAACCTTGTTGGTGATTTGGTTGGTGATGTAACTGGTAATCTAACCGGTATTGCATTGAATGCTGATTTTATCAATGTAGATGAAATCAATAGTAATACAAAATATCAATTACTATTCAGTACTAATCAGGCTGCTGGTTATCAGAGACCTTATATTGACAGTGATTCAAATCAACTTACATATAATCCATCTACTAGAACATTCAGTGTTCAAAATATTAGTGCAACCACTGTTGATGCTACTACTTTTACGGGTACTTCCAATCAGGCTAACTTTATTAATGTAGATGAAACGGGTTCTAATTTAGACTATCAAGTATTATTCAGTACCAATCAGGCTGCTGGTTATCAAAGACCTTATATTGATTCTGGTAGTGGACAATTTAAATATAATCCAAGTACTAATCGACTGACCGTAGGAAACTTTACCGGTAATGGTGCAGGTCTTACTAATCTTGCTGGTGATAAGATTACTACGGGTACGATTTCTCCTGCAAGACTACCTTCTGCAACAACTGCAATTCAAGGTGCGGTTATTGTCAATAACACTTACCCACCCACAGGTACTTCTACTGTTCAACCTCCAAGTGTTGATGCATTTAGAAGACTATACGATGCCGTAGGAAATCTTATTCCTCCTGGTTCAAAAATGTTGTTCTATCAGGCTTCTGCACCAGCTGGTTGGACAAAACTAACTGCTGATAATAACAAAACATTGCGTGTTGTTTCTGGTTCTGGTGGTGGTTCTGGTGGTACCAATTCCTTCACTAGTGCATTTGCTGTGAGAGGTGTTCCCCTCACGGCACATAATCATAATGGTTCAGTTAGTGACCAGAGTAATAATCATACTCATAGTGGAAGTACTGGAAATCAAAATGCTAACCATACTCATGGTGGAAGTACTGGAAATGCAAATTCCAATCATAACCACCCTATGAACTCTGGTAGTGCCAGTGGTCAGTTTGTAACTAACGTTGGTAAACAGAGAGCCGGCTATAAAAGTGGTGATCGAAATGCTGTTGATGATATTGGTGTTGGTAGAGGTAGTGTAAGTTACTCATCACAAAACACTAATTCAGCAGGGGCTGACCACTCTCACAGTTTTAATACCGGAAATAACAGTAGTAATCACAGCCATAGTTTTAATACGGATGGGATAAGTGCTAATCACAATCACAATGTCAATATCTCTGATGAGGGTTCTGCTAACGCAAGTATAGATTTCAGAGTCCAATATATTGATGTGATTGTTTGTAAAAAGGACTAAATATTCTTATTCACCCCCTATCATAGGGGGGTTAATGGGTGTTATTTGAGCAACATTGATTCCCTGTTGAAGGGCATGAGCATAAAGTTGTTGATTTTGATGATT